ATACATTATCTATTAATACTTTAGATTTACCTGTACCCATTTCCATAAAATAGGCATAAGCTTCTTTGTTCCATGACTTTTCCAACGCTTTTAATTGATGCGCGTATGGCTTAGTCTTAAATTTATAATTAATCATTTTATTTCTTCTTTCTGGTTGACAAGTTAACATTAATGAGTATATTGTCAAGCATGAAAGAAAATATATCGCAAAATGAGCCTATTGTTTATTTGTTACAAGAGGTACCCGGTACTAAAATTGGTCGTCCAAAATATAATATTATTGGCGCTCAAAAATTTGGTGAGATAAAAGTTCTCTTACGTGAGGACACCCAAATTGTTAGGAGCCCGGGTCCGATAACTTATCAACTTAGAAGGTTACTAAAAGATTATACAGATAAAGATTATTTATTATTATCTGGAGATCCAAAAGTAATTGGTCTAGCAATAGCGGTCGCATGTGATATAAATAATGGAAAGTACACTACGTTAACTTGGGATAGACAAGAGAAAATGTATTACCCGACCGAGTTCAACATACATGAAAGAGGAGAAATAAATGAGCAAGATAAATTATGAAGAAGACAGAGTACAATCAGTAACGCAAGCTGATGACGCTAAAACTTTATCTGATAAAGTTATAGAGTTAAAAAATTTAGAAGATGAAATTCAAAACGCAGAAGAAAGCGTTTCTAAATTAAAAGAAAAAGCGAAAACATTATCACAATTTGAAATACCAGTGATGATGGAAGAAATGCATATTACAAAATTAAAGCTGAAAGATGGTGAATCTGTAGAGATTAAAAAAATCTATGGTGCATCAATTCCTCCTCAACATCAGGAGCAAGCTTTTACATGGCTTCGAGAGAACGGCCTTGGTGATATTATTAAAAATGATATTACCGTTACCTTTGGCCGGGGCGAAGACAACAAGGCGAGCGAATACGCAACCCTTGCACAAGGTCAGGGGTTTGAACCCGTCCAGAAAATTGGCGTTCATCCCCAGACACTTAAAGCAGTAGTTAGGGAGCGTCTCGAATCTGGACAAGAGATGCCCTCTGACATAATTAAAACTTACGCAGGTAACAGTACAAAAATAACTAGGAGATAAATATGAGTGACGAGAAACAAGTAGCAGTAAAAGAAGAAGCAGGATTACCTTCATCAGTTTTGTTTGAAGATGATGCTGCATCAGGTTTTGAGAATGTAAAGACAAATAGTTTGGCTTTACCCATCTTAAAACTTTTACAGAATGGTTCTGGAGAAGCACAAAAACGTAATCAAAATTATGTTGAAGGTGCAGATCCCGGAATGCTTTTAAATACAGTTACAAAAACATTGTATGATGGAGCAAAAGGAGTAACAGTTATTCCTTGCCATTATAAACTAGAGTATCAAGAATGGGCAGATTTTGGAACGGGTTCTGGTAGACCAGAAAACATTTTTCCAGATGGTTCAGATATTCTGGCACAAACTACCCAAGGTAGTGATATGAAAGACAGATTGGAAAATGGTCATTACATTTTAACTGTTGGACAGCACTACGTGTTGATTATTGGAGATAATGGTTCTGCTGAGCAGGCTTTAATTTCCATGAGTTCATCTCAAAAAAAAATAAGTCAAAAATGGAACTCAATGATGATGTCCATTTCATTAGATGGAAAGAACGGTCCTTATACACCGCCTTCATTTAGCCATGCTTATAAACTATCAACTGTTTTAAATTCTGGCAAAGGTAATCAATGGTATGGTTACAATATCGTCAAAGGCACTGCAGTTACAGATGCAAATATGTATGAGCGTGCAAAGAAATTTTACACTAGTTTAGCTAGCAAATAGTGTGGATAGTAGGCGGTCGATGGAGACGTAGACCGCCTACGCAACAGAGTGGATATGACAGAAGTAGAAAAATTTATAAATATATTTGAAGGCTTAAATAGTGCCTATGGTCAAACTGTAAAAACAGATCAGTTTAGCGAAAAAGGTAAGCACAAAACTAAGTCATTCACAATTAAAAATGATGTAACTAAAAAGTTATGGGAAGAGCACCTTAAAGGTAGCGATCCTGGACTTGGTATTGTTCCAATCAATCAAGACAATAAATGTAAATGGGGTTGTATAGATATTGATACATATCCTTTTGATCATAAAAAATTTATAGCAAAACTAAAAGAAAAAAACATACCTATGATTGTGTGTCGATCTAAATCTGGTGGTGCTCATGCTTTTATTTTTACAAAACAATTTGTACCAGCAGCTGTAATGAGAGCAAAATTAAAATTGATTGCATCAGCAATGGGTTTTGCAGGTGCAGAAATATTTCCTAAACAAGATTATATAAGAGTAGATAGAGGCGACACCGGCAGTTTTTTAAACTTACCTTATCATGCGCATGAGAGAACTGTAAGATATGCTTATGGCATTGAAGGCAATGTATTATCATTAGAGGAGTTTTTTGAAGTACATGAGAATACTGCATTAGATGAAACAAAAATAAATGAATTAAAAATAGCTGCAGACAAAGAAGAGAAAGATGATTTTAAAGGCATGCCACCATGTTTAGTTACATTATTAAGTGATGGTGTACCAGATGGTCAAAGAAATAATTGTATGTACAATGTTGGAGTCTATCTTAAAAAAAGATATCCAGATAAAGATGAATGGCAAGGACATATGTTTACTTACAACAAACAATTTATGGACCCACCATTAGATGCAAACGAAATAAATACATTGATAGGATCTTTAGATAGCAAAGACTATCAATATAAATGTAAAGATGAACCTATTCATAGTTTCTGTGATGCAAAAAAATGTGCATTAAGAGAGTTTGGTGTAGGAGATAATGCACCAACACCAGAGATATCAGAGATTAGAAAATATGATTCTGATCCACCAATATACTTTGCAACTATTGATGGTGAAAGTGTTGAGGTAGATGATATTACATTACATGATCCAGAGAAATTTTCATTAGCATGTATGAATCAAATTGGTAAACCAATGATGCCAGTTGCTAAAAATATGTGGCGTAGATTATTAATTAAATTATTTGCAACTTTAGAAATTATACCTGCACCGGATTCATCTAAACTAGATGTACAGTTGAGAGAAATATTGGCAGATTACATAAACAAAACACCTGGAAAAGAATTAAAAGATGTGATGAGAGGTATTGCGTTTACAGATCCTGATGGTTTTACATATTTTAAATTTAAAGACTTTTGGAAGTTTTTATTAAAAACTAAATCATGGGCAGAGAAAACTTACCCTAAACAAAAGACAATGAGATTTTTAGAATCTTTGTTTGAAGCAGAAGAAGCTACACCTAAAGTAGGTACAAAAACAATTAGACTATTAAAAATGCCTACAGTTAAATTAGATAGGCCTAACCCTAGAACAACGAAAGTAGAAAAATCACCATGGCTATAGTAAAGAAGATAATGGGACCACCAGGTACCGGTAAAACATATAGACTAGTAAACCATTATTTAAAAAAAGAATTAGAAGAACATAAAACTAATCCTGAAAATATTGCATACATTACATTTAGTAGAGCTGCAGCAGAAGAAGCAGAAGAAAGAATCACAGAGTTATTCCCTAATTCTAAATTAAAATACATATCAACCATGCATGCTATGGGTATGAGACAATCAAATATTGATGCCAATACTCAATTATTAACTGGTAAAAAATGGAATAGATTTAAACAACAGTATCTAGAATGGCAAAACACATCTTTTGAAACTACAATTGATGCATCAGGTAACCCTAGATATCAAAATACACATTTACAAATTATACAATACTCAAGATCTAAATTAATATCTATTGAAGATGCTGCTGTAGAGTTACAGAAACACCATGACATAGACGTTGATTCTACAATACAATTAGAAACAGATTTAAAATCATTCAAAGAAGGGACCAATATGGTTGAGTTCTATGATATGATTAACAAGTTTGTTGAGGAAGATCGATGTCCTCCACTCGATGTCATCTTCCTCGATGAAGCCCAAGACCTTAGTGCACATCAATGGAAATGTTTTGATTACATAAAATCAAAATGTCAACGAGCCTACATGGCAGGTGATGATGACCAAACTATCTATGGGTTTCAAGGTGCTGATGCTAATTGTTTTATGGCACAAGAAGGTGAGAGAGATGACCAAGAAATATCTCGTCGAGTACCTAGAAGCGTGCATCAAGAAGCAATCAAAATATTAAATCAATTAACTACTAGGATAGATAAGAAATGGGTACCAAGAGATGCAGAAGGTAATGTTTATAAAAATTATACATTAGATGAGATTGATTTTTCTGCAGGTAATTGGATGATATTAGCTAGGACAAATAAACTTCTTATAAATATATCAGAGCATTTTTATTCTTTAGGTATTAGATTTAAATCTAAAACAAATACTAGACTACCTAACTCTGTTGTTGAAGCATACCAAGTTTGGGTGAGGTTAAATCAAGGAGCATTTGTATCTGGAGAAGAGGCACAAACAGTCTATCAATATTTACTGGTTAAGAAGGGGCATGTAGCGAGAGGCTTTTCTGATGGTAAAAGTTTACAGAATGAAAAAAGTGTTGATCTAATTAAATTAAAACAAAACCATGGTTTATTAATAGAAGGTAATTGGCAACAATTAAATATACCAGAGCAGTATAAAGAATACATGCAAACCTTGCTAGAACGTGGTGATGATTTAATGAAAAAACCAAATATAGAACTACTTACATTACATGGATCTAAAGGTAAGGAATGCGAAAACGTTTGTTTGTTTCCAGACTATGGCACAGAAGGACAAGATGAATTTATATATCGTGGTGCATATGAAGATCCTGATCCAGAACATAGGTTATTTTTTGTAGGCACAACTAGAGCAAAAGAAAATTTATATCTGATGCAGCCTACGTCCGATTATTATTACACAATAGGAGAACCCATAGTATGAACCCAGCAGCAGCGGATTTATTTTTTTTATTAATGTTAACTTTTTATTTTGCAAATAGAATATTTATAGGAGGAGTAATATGAAAACATATGACAAACAAATAGGTGGAAACCATTACCAAAAATATAAAATACAGCCAAGCAAGTTTGTAATAGAGAACAAATTGCTTTACCCGGAAGGGTGTGCTATAAAGTACATCATAAGACATAGAGACAAAGGAAAGAAACAAGACTTAGAAAAAGCAATACACTTTATAGAAATGATAATTGAAAGGGATTACAAATAATGTTTGAAGCACCTACTGAATGGATAAGTCCAGAGTCATTCCCTGATTTAAAAGACCACAAATATATAGCAATTGACTTAGAAACAAGGGATCCAAATTTAAAATCACGAGGTTCTGGAGCATTAGTTGGTGATGGAGAAATTGTAGGGATAGCTGTAGCTGTAGAAGGTTGGTCTGGATATTATTCTTTTGGACATGCAGAAGGTAATTTTTTTGACAAAGCAGCTGTAATGGGTTGGATAAAAGAAGTGTGTGCTTTACCAAATGTAAAATTATTTCACAACGCAATGTATGACGTGTGTTGGTTAAGAGCATACGGTGTACAAATCAATGGCCACATTGTTGATACAATGGTCATGGCATCATTAATAGATGAGAATAGATTTCATTACTCATTAAATAGTTTATCCATAGATTATCTTGGACAAGTTAAAGATGAAACATCACTACGTGCTGCAGCAGACAAAGCAGGCATAGATGCCAAAGCAGAGATGTGGAAATTACCTGCAATGTATGTTGGAAAATATGCTGAAAAAGATGCTGAGTTAACATTATCTTTGTTTAAAAAATTATCAGTTGAGATTAAAAAACAAGAACTTACAAAAGTATTTGATCTTGAGACACAATTGTTTCCGTGTCTTATAGATATGAAATTTAAAGGCGTTCGTGTGGACGTTCAAAAAGCTCATACAATAAAGAAACAGCTAGCATCACAAGAAGAAAGCTTACTCCTAGAAGTAAAAAAAGACACAGGAATAGAACCTCAGATATGGGCAGCAAGAAGTATTGCAAAAGTTTTTGATAAACTTGGTTTAAGTTATGTAAGAACTGCAAAAACACAGGCACCTTCTTTCACTAAAAATTTTCTTCAAGAACATAAAAATCCAATCGTTAATAAGATAGCAAAAGCTAGAGAGATTAACAAGGCCCATACTACATTTATTGATACAATTATTAAACATCAACATAAAGGTAGAATACATGCGGATATAAACCCTATTAGAGGCGATAGTGGAGGCACTGTAACAGGTAGATTCTCATACTCTAATCCTAATCTCCAACAGATTCCAGCGAGGAACAAGCAGATAGGACCTATGATTAGATCGTTATTTCTTCCAGAAGAAAACCATACTTGGGGTTGTTTTGATTACTCTCAACAAGAACCAAGATTAGTAGTTCACTACGCAGCCACAAAGTTTAAAGGTGATGAAGAAGTTACAGATATTGTAGAGAAATTTCAAAACAATTCTGTAGATTTCCACCAAGCTGTTGCAAACATGGCAAACATATCTAGAACAGAAGCTAAAACAATTAACCTTGGATTGTTTTATGGTATGGGTAAAGCTAAACTACAAGCAGAGTTAGGTATATCTACAAAAGATGAAGCATCAAAATTATTTAATAAATACCACGATAGTGTACCTTTTGTAAAAGATTTATCTGATGCAATATCTAGAGATGGAGCAGCTTTTGGTTACATAAAAACTTTTGGAGGTAGAAGATGTAGATTTAATAAATGGGAAATTGCAGAATGGAACGCAGGTAAACTTGTGCCACCTACAAGTAAAGCAGATGCAGAAGCTGCGTATTTTAAAAAATATCCAAAAGCAACTACAGCTAATATTAGAAGGGCTATGACTTACAAAGCGTTAAATAAATTAATACAGGGATCAGCAGCAGATATGACTAAACAAGCTATGTTAGATTTATATAGAGAAGGCATTGTACCACACATACAAATACACGATGAATTGGACATTTCTGTAAAATCACCAGAGCAAGCTAAGAAAATTATTGAGATTATGGAGAATGCTGTTACATTAAAGATCCCCAATAAAGTTGATTATGAACATGGAAATAGTTGGGGAGAAATAAATGGATAATTATTATGGCTTACCTAAACGCAAATATACCAGCAACCTACGCGCAAATAAGAAGAGAGTATTTATATGACTGTAAAAAACATCACGGAGAAGTTGAGGACTGCATTATCTTTGGGATCACATGCATGGGTGGTAGGGCTATTTTATGGCATGCTATCATGGAAAACGGCGCAATATTTTATCGCTTACCAATTACGGCTTTTATTCAACGTGGTTTTAAACCGGAAGCTGTTCCAACCAAAAGACTTGATGAACTTCAGCTTTGGAATAGTTTTAGCTATTATCCTGCTGTTACTACTTTTGATATTTTAGGCGCAGCATCAGGTAAATACATAGGTAAAGATAAGAAATGGCACCACGGTAAATACTTATTTACTATTGACTTTGCTCATCCAGAGACTAATATACTTGATACCGATCATTCGGAAATACCGCACGAACATAAGTGCGCTCACATAATTGCGTTGGAAGACGGCAACTATGCGGCTCAGCCAAACAATAGAATAATTTGGGATCTACCTTCGTTTACAGTTAAGGACAATATTCCTGACTGGAAAGTTCAAACAAATGAATGGAATGTAGAGGACTCAGGCAACTGGAAAACAGAAGATACTGATAAGTTCTTCTATGAGATTGAGGAAAAAAAACATGATTGATAAAATAATTGATAAAATTAAATTGATTTATATAAGCTCTAATAAAACAATTTTTACTTACAGATGTTGTGTAATTGCAGCGATAGCAATATTATATTTAAAGTAATGGAAGGTCTACGCATGGATTACAGATTTACAGCTCTGTTAATATTTATGCTAACCTTGTTAGCCCTATTTGGTGGACCAGCACATTCAGCAGAAACACAAAGCAACGTAAGTGGATCTAACACATCAATTGAAGGTGGTTATACTGGAGGAGCAACAACATATCAGTCGGGATCATCATCAAACAGTACAACTAATTCAACATCTAATTCTAATATAAAATCAGCACCACCAACAGCATCATCTCCATCTTATAATTCTATGACACAAGACGTGTGTGCAGTAGGTGGATCACTTGGTGTACAAACATTCGGACTTGGCATCAGCGGCGGAAAACATTTCATTGATAAAAATTGTGAACGATTAAAATTAGCAAGAATATTAAATGACTTCGGTATGCGTGTAGCAGCCGTGGCCATACTGTGCCAGGATGAACGTGTCTTTGAGTCAATGATATCAGCTGGTACCGTTTGCCCTATCGATGGTAAAATTGGTAAAGAAGCTATGGCCTTGTGGTCTAGATACGGCCATGAAAGACCTGATTATAAAACATATGTTAAACGTATTAAAGACAGGCAAAAAGCAGATATAAAAGCACAAAAAGAAATGACTAAAGAATTAGAAAAAATGGACAAAGATAGAATTAAAATAGAGAAAATAAATGTTAGATAAATTTTTATATAAATTTTTTGGTGCTCTTGATACTTTGTTTCAACGTATAGATAACTTTTTATTTGCACCCCGTTGTAAATGTAAGAAGAAGAAAAAAGATGCCTAGGCCTGTAAGAAAATGGGTAGTTAGACTACGAATGTGGTACGCAGATTTAAGAGGACACCACGGTAAACGATGGGACTATGAGCCTTCTAAACATTACATGAAAAAAAAGAAATGAAAATATCAGAAAACACATCAGTAAGCATGCCGATGAAAAACATGTTAATGATAATAGCAGGCGTTATTTCGGGAGTGCTGGCCTACACAGAGATTACAGCTAGACTAACTAGCTTAGAGACTTCAAGAGAATTATTTCAAGCAGATCTACTTAAAAAAAGTGAGCAGTTACCAACCGATCAGGAACAGTTTATGTTGATAGAAGATTTATATAAGTCAACAGAAAAACTTGAGATAACTCAAGAACAAAATATGACCAACAAAGTTAACATACAATTT